TGTTAGGGGGGTGCCCAGGAAACTCCCAGGTTTCCCCCAGCAAACTAAAAAGGTACGTACCTACACCTATAAGTGATCCACAACATAGTCCAGAACCATACGTAAGGTAGCGCCATATGACGCAGCACACATTGTTTCATGTGAAACTGTTCCACGTGAAACATGCTGCGCATCACATCCTCATACGTTGCGTTTCACGTGAAACTCGCCTACACTTGTATCAAGCGATCAGGGAGGATGAGGATCATGGTGGTCCTGAACAAGTCGGCTGATGTGACGATGAAGCAGCGGAGGTTCATCCAGCGCCTGTACATGGAGCGGGCGGTCTCGACGGATGATCTGCTGGCTCTGATGGTGGAGAAGGGTGGGAATGCTGCTTCGACTCGGGTGTTTGAGGGTACTCGTTGGCTGTCTCGTCAGGCGGCGTCTGAGGTAATTGGGTATTTGTTGGAGGCGCCGCGGAACTGAAAGGGAAAACCCCGGAGCAAAATGCTCCGGGGTTTTTCTTATAGGTTGATTGGTACTGTGCTGACGGTGCGCCAGATTGATAAGTGTGTGAGCGTGCAGTCGAATGTCATGTTTTTTAGTCTGACTTGGTATGAGGTGGCATTTCCGAGGAGGTCGGCGGGGACTTGTGCGGTGACGGTGGCGTATTCTGCACGGGGTACTGTGAATGCCGTGTTTGCGTTTCGGAGGACGTGTGTGCCTTGCATGATCTGCAGCCATACGCGGAACTCGATCTCAGAAATGTTGTCACTCCACCATCTGACCCCAATGGTGTAGTACGGGTAGATCAACTCGTTGAATATCTCTGTGTCGACCCATGTGTTCTTGGCGAGTGTCCATGGTGCGGTGAATGCACCGCCCATCTTTTTGAGTGCTCCTCTGGCGTTGCCCTGGTACTCGACGGTGCGGGAGATGGGGCAGAGGAGTGTCTGGGTGGCCGGCGCGCCGGGGTCGCCCTTCTCGCCGCGGTCGCCCTTGGGTCCTGTGTCGCCCTTGGGTCCGCGCTCGCCTTGGATGCCCTTTTCGCCGCGCTCGCCGCGCGGGCCGGGTGCGCCGGTTTCTCCTTTGTCGCCTTTCCGTCCGGGGACCCCGGTGTCGCCGCGGTCGCCTTTGGGCCCTGGCGCGCCCTGCGGGCCTTGTAGGCCGACTCCGGTGAGGCCACGGGGGCCTCTACCGCCTCGGGGTCCTTCGGGCCCCTGACGGCCTTCTGGACCCTTCTCACCGCGGGGTCCTGGCGGCCCTTCGGGCCCTCGTGTGCGGCCGGCTTCGATGGCGGCGTAGACGCGGCTGGCGGTGTCGCGGATGGATGCCACCTGCCGTTCGATCTCGGTGAGGTGGGCAGGGCTGACGGGGTAGGAGGATATGAGGTCGGTGATTCTGTTCTCGCCCTCGTGGATGAGGCAGTGCATGTCGATGATGGGTACGCGCATCATGCCTGCCATGCGGGCGAGGACGATGTGATAGGTCCACGGTGGCGGCGGGTTGGTGAGGTCGCTGGGGCAGTGGATTGGTACGGAGAATGTGCCTCTGACTTTTTCGGTGCGTGGCTGGACGATGACGCCGTCGTCTGCGATGACGACGCGTGGGTCGGGGGTGATGGTGAGTGTGCCGACCGCATCCATTCCTGATGAGTCGGTGACACGGCCGGTAATGAATGCGGTCGGCATTGTTTTTCCTTTGTATTAGTCGATGTTCTTGCCGTCGATTGACTTCAGAGTCTTAATGATCTCAGCATTCTGGTTGCCGAGGAACTTGATCTGCTTGCTGATGTAGTCAACCATTTTCTGCGTCGCGATCGACGCATTTCGCGTGTCCGCGATCAGCAGATAGAGATCGCCCGCAAAATTGCGACCCGCCTGGCCGCGGCGAAGATTGTCGCGGATCTCTCGCAGAAGATCAGTATTCTCACTCATATCCATATCCTCAATCTCGGGCGTGGACGGCGCCACGCCATTTACATTTCCTGTGTACCTGATTACCCGGTACCACACTCCGCCGCGCGCGGAGTACGGCACCCACCGCACCTCGCCGCCAGTGGAGTCGCCTCGGTAGCCGTCGATGGAGCCGTCCTCGGCGATTGCCGCTTCGCAGATGCCGCCACGTCCGATCATGCACACGTGGCCGTCGGCGAGCAGGATGTCACCGTCGACGGGCTCGTAGTCCCAGTCCCATGCCCAGTCCTCGAATCGCCCATCCTGACGGGCCTGGTAGAGCAGGTTGCCGGTCCACATGTCACGCGTGAAAGCATTGATGCCCGCCCATTCGAAGATCGCGCAGATCATTTCCGAGCAGTCGACATTCACGTTGTGCGAGTGGTCGTTGGGGCCGCTCAGCTCGTAGATGGTGAGCCGGTCGGGCTGCGAGTAGCCGATGCAGTCATTCTGAGTAATCGAGTAGGCGATATCGCCCAGCACAGAGTTACTCATATGGGGTCACTCCGGGACGTTGGCGTCGGCCACGGCGAGTACTGCGATGGCAAGGCTCGTCAGTACCGGGATCGCCTCCTGCGCGATGATGCCGTAGAAGGCGGCGACTGCGAGACCGGCGATGGTGACGCGGTACATGTACTTGCGTGCTGCGGGCTTGAAAATATCCTTCATTTCATTTCCTTTCCACATTCTTCTTGACGTCTGATATGTCCGACTCTATCTTTTCCAGTCGCTCCATGACCCCCGGCCTGCGCGGTACTCCTGGCCTGGCCTCGGTGCCGCGCCAGTCCGAGAGCATCTCACTGAGTCGGTGCGTCTGTCGGCCCACCCATGCGATGACGCCGAGCAGTGCGGTGATGACACCGAGCCATGTGACAACGATTTCAGGATTAATATGTATTATCATAAAAACAACTCTTGGAACGAGTTTCTTGACGCAGCAGAATCGAAAAAGCACCTGCCTCTCCGGTATTGAGCACGCAACCATCGTACCATGTAGTCGCTTGTGACGAGGCCGATTTCACCCTCTCTCACGTCGTCGGTGAGGGTATAGAGAATTTCGTTCGACTTGGGTCTGCGACGTTGGATGAATATAGCGTGAATCGCCTCCCACACGGTAAATGATCCCGCGTCGCAACGAATTGTGTACTTGTATCTCGCATCACCGCTCTTGCGGCAGACAAGGCGGTTGTCATTGTCACGGAATTCATTTTCTACGGCATACTCGGCATATCGCGGGTCGTGCTTGAGAATGAATTTTCCGAACCGCGTGTCCGCTATTTCTTTGGCAAATTTATCAGAATCAGCGAAGTGCGCGCAGATGAACCCATCGCCGAATCGCTGGATTTCATGCCGTCCGGGCATGATGTGCCACTGCGCGAAGTAGGGGTTCATGATTGATATCGAGTTACTCATCATAATGACGCGCGTCTTGTCCTGAGACCGGTCCACCGTGGAGTAGAAGTCTAGGAATTTCGTCACCTCCTCCGGCAGGTAGCGCGTCATTCCCGTCTCGATAATAAATTCGTCGAAAAGAATCGTCGTCACGTCCGGGAAGGGCACAGACTTGACGTTCCCGCCGGTGCTGAGCGCCAGGAAGTAGCCAATGATGCGCCACTTCTTGTCGCCAATCACACGGGTGACGGCCCTACGCCCCTGAATGGCGAACTCGTGTCCCGGGAACTCGTGCTGAACGTCGTCGAAGAACGTTGAGATCTGTTTCAACTCAGTATTGTAGCGGCGAAGGTAAATGAATTGCTCATGCTTTGTGAGCGCGTTTTTGATGGAAAATTTTTTGGCGCCGTAGGTTTTACCGAGGCCGCGGGCGCCCATGATCATGTTGATCGCGGCACCGTAGGAGAGTACGCGGTCATACGAGTAGTAGGAGAATTTCTTGCGCTCGCGGGCCATCAGATGTACCTCCGCAGCTGCCAGTCACAGCCGGCGAACATGCTCAGGGACCCGTAATTCGGCTCCGCGTGGCCGTCCGGGCCGCGCGCGCCAATAGACTCCCATCCGCCGTCGCCGCCGGTGCAGTACTCGATGTGCCCACCGCCCGAGTACCACAGGCAGACAACCAGGTCACCCTCTTTCACCTGGTCCGCGGCGTTGAATGAGCCGCTGCCCTCGGCGACAACCCAACCGCTGTTCTGGTTGCCGAAGATCTCGGACGTGCCGCCCGGGCCGATGTCAATGTCACAACATGTTTTGTACAGCCACCAGCAGAATCCGGAGCAATCGGTCACCCCGGTCTCGTCAGGGTGCAGGCGCGCCTCATACCACTGGTGGTAGACGAATTTCCCGAGTGAGTCGATGGCTTTTGCGGTCATGGCTTTAATGCCCTCAGCAGTAGCACCACCACCGCCGCCACCACCACCACCACCACCGCCACCGCCTGGCTTCTTCTGCGGCGCTTTCTGTGACTCTGTCGACGCACGATAATAGCCGTCGCCACTAATATAGGCACGGCCCACAGACCCGTCGGCCATGTATATTGAGAGCGACCCGTCGCCACTTTGTTTAATGTATTTGATGCTTTTGGAGGCCTTCCCGTCCTTCAGTCCGCGGTGCTTGTTGAAGGTATTCTGGTTGCCGCTACCGTTCTCGCCCGGAGACAGTTCGACACCATTTGTTTTCAAGTTGGAGATCATGTCATAGGCGATCTCATACCTCTGCCCGACGGCGTACCACTCCCCCTCATACTTAATAGCATCGGACATTGAGTCCAGGGTGGCAGGATGACCGGCGCCGGCGACAAGACGACCCAAAATGGGCGCGTAATTACCCCATCGGTGCATGACGACAATAAGCATCATGCACGCCTCGGTCTCGGTCTCCGGGTCGAGGCCGAGTTCCTGACACCGGGGTATGTACTCGTTCTCCAGGTCGTCCTGCATCTGCCGGTTCTGGATACGGTGACCCTCATCCGAGTCGAGGGCCGAGGAGAGAGCGCTGCGGTCGGCACCTGAAAGATACTGATATTTCCTGGAGGAAATCGTCCAGGAGTCCCTCCCCTCAGCCATCCACCCATCTACAGTGGACCCGAAGGAAGTGCCCGCGGAGAATTTGGAGAGGAGATCATAGGCACGCCCCTGAGTCCACTGGCCAATACCGAGGGAGAGTGTGTCCGGCGCTGAGATGATGCCGTAGTCGTTGCTCGCCTCCACTGTCGCCAGTGTCGCGATAATGCACTTCTTGTGCTCATCATCAAAAGCCATTACACCCTTCCTCGAAATCTAATAGTAATCAGTGAATGACCATGTTGGTCGCCGCGTAGTTCACCAGCACGCTCTTATTCTTCGGCGTACCGATGAGCAGCGCCACGGTGTATCGGCCCGCACCCTCATTCGCCTGGAAGATGCCGCTGATCTCGGAATTCACCTTGGCACCGTCGTAGTAGCCGGCAATGCCCGAGGTGCCGACCCAGTCCTTGGCCCCTGAGGGCTTAGTGAAATGAAGGTAGAACTGCGCATTCCCGCTCACCGTGGTGTGATTGATGTGACAATTCACGTTAATCACATCATTGGCGTTAAGATCAATAGCCTTGGACATCACCTCGTAGGTGAAGCCCGGGTTGACGTCGGACGTCGACGTGAAGTTCTTGTCCTCGGACCCCGCTCGCTTATCAATGAAGCGCGTGCGCGTCGTGTTGGCGAGGTCACCCGCAGTCTTGGCCTCCGCAATACCGGATGAGAGATTGGCAGTTGTAGTGTTCGCCTGAGACGCTGCGGAAAGTGCAGCCTCGGAGTTCTGCCTGGACTGGTTGGCGACGGACATGGCGTTATTCGCATTACTGAGCGCGGACGCCGCAGAGTTGCTTGCCGCGGTGGCCTGAGAAATAGCGGAGTCGGCGGTCGTCTTGGCCTCAGCCGAAGCCTTGAGGGCCTTGTCCGCCTTGCCGGACGCCGTAGCGACCACGGCGAGCGCCGACTTCGCGCTCTCCTTCGCCTCAGCCGTATTGTCTGCGGCTTCGTTGGACGCGGTGAGCGCGCTGGTGGCGTCCCTGGACGCGGCCTTTGACGTGACAATTGCCTCGCCGAGGTGCTCGTCAATGGCATTCATGGCACCGTTCAGGTCACCGACGATATTGAAGTGGTCCGAGTTCAGGTAAATAGGAAGGTTGAAATTCTTGGTGTGATTAGTTGCGGGCACTTTATTCTCCTTAAATTAGCCGCAGATGCAATTCTGGATATCGGCGATGGACGCGCTGGAAATCTCATCCAGCGACTTGGTCGTGAGAGACGCGGAGCCTTTGAAGGTGGACTCGTAGACGTCCATCACAACATTAACAACATGTTTTCGCTGACCCGTGACCGGCGAATACATCATCTCCCGGGACCAGTAGTCCAGGAAGATCTTCCCCTGCGTCTGCATCTCCAGGATGTCCATCGGCATGGAGTCGATATCCTCCACCGTCAGGCCGGCGCGGGAGAAGTCCGCGGCGAGCAAGCCATTGACCATCACTCGGTTGTCGAAATCAAAAAGCATCGACTCAAGCGAGCGCCTCGTGCCGGTGAGCCAGTCGAAGACCTCGACATAATCATGCTGGAGATGCCGGTCGACATACTCCCGCATGCTCTCCTTGAAAAGCGCGAGGTCGTCGTTGATGTCCGCAACGTACTTGCGGAACTGTTCGGTCATCTGCTCCGGCAGGTCGCCATACTGACCAACCTCGTCTCGCACGTTCTCAAGAAGTTTCGAAATGCGTTCGTTATAGTCGGCGGCGTACGACTCGAGCGATGAGTTCAGCGCATTTCGGAGCCCCTCGTTTACCCATTTCCGCAGTTCCTCGATTACCTGCAGGTAGGTAAATCCGTCACGGTACGTGAAAGGCACCGTCGTTGTGAGCGCATAGTCGTGCGGGACCAGCGAGTACTCGGGCGGGTCGAATTTATGCCGCTCAGTAAACTCGGGAATAGACGGCGTAGGTGTCGAGGGTTTTACGCCCGGTGATGCTGTCATTACTGCTCCTAATCCCCATAAACATTTCCTGCAACTCGGCAATAACCATAAGATCAATATTCAAAAACGTCTGCCGCCACGCTGCGATAAGCGCCGCTGTATGGCCAGTATACCCCCAGGAATGCGATTCCTGCGACGAAGACGACTCGTTCTTGGAGGCACTCTTCGACGTCGACGTCGAGTCCCCGGCCACGTCATTGACACCCTTCGACGTCGACGACACGTCAGTTGCGGCCGTGGCGTAGTCCTTGTTTCCGGCCAGCCTTACTTGGGGCATCTGGGACTGCACGGTGCGCGACGACCCGTCAGAGGTTGATTTCGTCGTACTTTTCTGCCCTGTTTTCTGGTCACTGTCGCTGGTGCCGGATGACGCGGATTTCTGGCCTGTCTGACTGTGGGTGTCCATGGTGGACAGGGGGTCGATTTCTACAAGTTCGCTATTGTAGAGTTTATTATAGTACGGCATGATCTCGTGCATTTTGGTGCGCATCTGCCTGATCCACATGTCGACCGATTCGAGTGCTATTTCATTATAGAAATAGTGGTCGATAATGCGCTCGTTGAGATACTCGCGATACGCCTCATCAAAAATCGGGTAATCGCTGAGCCCTATTCCGGTTATACCGTTCCGCGCAATCACCTCGCGGAGTTCCATCGTGAAGTCAGCCATTACTCTCACCCCCATCAGGATTCATGGCGGTCATATCCGTCGACCCGAGACCGCCGAAAACAGGCGCGCCCGGGTCGGAGTCATCATCAAGATTCCAGTCCACCGACACGTCAAGGTCGTACATCTTGTTGATCTGATCGGCTGCGGCCCGGCGCGCATTGAGTGACACGGCGCGCATCGCCAGCACCTGCCCGGACGACCCGGAGGCCTCCTCAACGACCATTCGCTCACGTTTCTCAGAATTCACGTTCATGATTCCGAGCATTGTCATGCACTCATTCCACGTGCGAGTGAGCGCCTCAGAGACGTACCGCAGCGTCTCGGGCGAGATGCCTGTATTGAATGCTGCGATCTTCTGGGCCAGGTTCTCGGTGCTCATCATCTCGGTACCGAAAACCGCGGGCTGACCCTCGATAATTTGCTGAAACATATTGTTGAACGTTTTGTATTCGTTATTGTTCACAGCGAAGACGAATGGGTGGCGCGCGTGCAGCATATCAATCTCGAACGTGCGCGCAATTGTCGTCAGGCGCTCCGCATAAACCTCAATCACGTCCTGATCCGGAATGCGCATGTAATTCGACCAAATAGGCACGCAATCGTTTCCGGCGAGTCGCTTGGAATACACCTGGTTGCCGTACACGGTAAATTCCGTCGGGTTATTGTACATATTAAGTTCGCCCATGCCGGTAGCGCGAAGCGCCATGTACCTGCCGAATTCCTGATCAAAATAAAACACACACAACCCGTCGAGCAGCAGCGTCTGCTCAAGGTAGCGCAAATCGATTGTGTCCGGCACGCCCTGCCAGTTAAATCTATTCATACACATTTCGGAGATGACGCGGCGATACATCCGCCGGATCACCATCTCCCGGTCCTGTGCGGGATTCTTGAGAACGCGGCCACCCTCCTGGAAGGGGCGGTAGATAAATTTCTCTACAGGGTCATTCATTTTCGCTCACCCAAAATACTTGTCATAGATCGGCTCATTGTCGGCAAAATCGGTGGCACCAATATAGTAAGGGTCCGCCCACACGGTCACACCTTTCTCGAAGATGCCGCGAATCGACTGCCGGAATCCTTCGGGGCACGACGGACCGTAAATATACGTCTCCTTCATCTGCCAGTACGTAAACTTTTTCATCACCATAAGCGACTCCGGTGGCGTCATCGATACATTCATGGCATATCCGTACCGGAGCCAGAACTCACCGATCCGCATCATCGCACCCTGGTCGATGACTTTCTGCCGGGCCGCGATCTTCCAGCCGTCGGTGACGAGATTGAAGACGTCGCCGCCCATCTGCCCGGACGTCGTCGGTTGAAGCATCTGAGCGTCCTGAGTCTTCGCATTAATTCCCGCAATTGCGTTGGCATAATCGCCATTTGCGGCGAATTTTGCCATCTGCAGATTCGAGTCCGCAAAATACGAAGCATAGGAGTTGCTCATAGCGGTCATGGCAGAGCGGTTCTCATTCACCATGCGCTGATTCTCAAGAGTGGAGCCGTACTGCATCCCCATGTCGAACCCGCCCATGAGCGCGCTCGCCGCGGCGCCGCCCAGATTGCCGGAGAGTGCCTGACCGGCGGCGCCCGCAAACGTGTGGACGCCACCGCTAATGAGAGCATTTTGGGCGTTGTAATTTGTTCGTTGGTCCTCAAAGCTATTTTGCATGTTGGTGGCGTCGCTCGCCTGCTGGCGAGACGCCGCAGCCTGCGCGTAGGCCGTCGACGCACCGCGGAGCGCCTTCTGCTGGGACCACTCGGCGCTTCGGTGCTGATATGCGATCGAGTTCTTGTTAGACGCGAGATAATTCAAGTAAGAGTTGTTCGTCAGGGCGAATGTCGGGAAGTCAGTAAACCCCGTCATCATGTCGAAATGCTCGGAGTACAGGTTCGAGGTGCCATCACCCTGACCGCCATCGTTGTATGAGTTCACGGTGAACATGATCCGCGGCGACGGCGGCACAATATGCGTCCACTGCGTCACCTCGAGGTCATCCGCATTCACACTCTCAGGCCTGACAATAATGGGCGTCCCCGTGAATGTGGTTAACTCGAACATCATGTACGGATACGTGAAAAACTTGCGAAGACGCCGGTAGCGCTTCGGAATAATATCGCCGTGCCTAAAAGACTTAGAAAGCGTGATCTTATGATTGTTGTCTATCCCACTCTCGCCGAACCCCTTAGTAATCGGGTAGATGGATGCGCCCATTCGGGTCACGCGGTGCCCTTTCTCTTTCGGGTCGGGGGACGACGTCTGAGCGGTAGTAATCGGACCGCCCTCAAGCGCCTCAAAATTAATCGTGCCCTTAGGCACCGCGGTAATGCTGATAATGCCTTGAGACACCCACGGCACATATGCCAGGGATTTTGCGAGAATATCAAAGTTGCCGGCGGTCATCGCATAGATGGAGCAACCATTCGGCAGCCCCTCAGCGTGCGACCCCGACGCCGTATGCATCTGCGGAGAGTCCTCCGTGCCAAAAGGCAGCTCCAGGTCGACGGTGGAGGCAATAATGACATCGAAATTGGCGGCGTCAACGGTGCCCTCGTGCCATACGGACGCGATAATCTCTTGCCATACCTTACCAATAATGTACTCCCCGCCCATATCGAGACCCTCGGGGCACGTGAGATATTTCCTCCCGTAGTTCTCCCACGCCTCAGTAGCGGCAATCCCGACGTGCCCACGCTCCACATAGCACCGCCCGAAAGTGACGTCGTCACAATAGGTCTGCCACACATCAAGTTGGACGGTAATCTCCGTGGTGTTCGGTGCGACGTAGTTGACGGACGTAATGAAATAGTAGAAATAATGGTCATCGCCAGCCACGCCGCGCCTATTGTGAGCGTACAAATAATTGTACTGGTTGGCCTGAGAAAACGGCACATCAATACGAATGGGGGCGCCCTGAGCGCAATATGTCAGGCCCTCGACCGTAAAAGAGTGGCGTTTGCGCGTCAAATAATTCATGCGATCGGCGTGACTCTTAAAAGCAACAATATCGCGGTACGTGGAGTCCCAGCGGACGCGCGTGAGCCCCACCTGCGTGCCCGGCGTCCACACTGCATAGTCGAAATCCATCCCGAAATCGCCGTGCCGGGCATCGCCCTCAATTCTCGGCATTATTCCTCTCCTCCCCTCTCGCCGCCGTCGAGCCGGCCATCTCGTCAGATTGACGAGATGGCCGGCTCATCTCTCACGCACGCGGCCAGGTCACCGCAGCCTTGGTGGCGTCCACCGGCACGGTAATGCTGACAGGGTTCTTGGACACGCGCTTGCCCGTCGCCGGGTCGACGTAGCCGAGCGTCACCGCCACCTGGATCGACGCCGCGGTCTCGTCCGCGCCAATAGTCAGCACGCCGGAGTTGTCGCACCTGGTGTGCTGACTCTTTGCGTTCAGCACGTTGAAGAACAGGCCGAACTCAATATTGTCGATGTTCTTGCCCGTAATCTTTGTCTGGACAATGTACTTCCTGCCGGGCTGAGCCTTATTAGTGTCAGACACCGCCTTGGAGTCGGAAACAGTGACAACCTGCGGAACAGTCAGCGCGATCTCCGACGGCTTGATTGTCACAACATTATCCGACTGACCCGTCCAGAAAAGCACCGCCGGAACGAACAGTGACGCCGAGACAACCTCCCAGTGGTGCAGGAAGTAATTCGTGTAAAGGCCGGCGGGGTTAATCTGCGACTGATTCTCAAGCAGGTTGTCAGCAATGACGAAGAAGTCCTTCGTGGTAAGCAGCGCCTGAGCACCGTCAATACCGAAATTCTCCTTCGGAATCTCAACAAAACGACCCTTCATCTGCGCGTACTCGACATTGAAGGCGGCCGCCCACGCCTCGACGCCGATATTGGCCTTCACCTCAGGAGTGGTAATAACAACCAGATCCTCCGGCCTGGCAAAAGTCTCCATCCGCGCCGCATTGTACTGCCGTGAGATAAAGGACATGTTGCCGGAGTAGGCCTGCACCATCTTGATGAGCGACTTGGCGTCAGCCTCAGACGCACTGAGCGACTGAAGATCTGCGCAGTGCTCGTGCCAGAAGCCGCCATTCGCCTGATACTCCGCAAAAAGCGAGCAGATCGTCAGAAACTCATCCCACTGATCACTGGTGGTAGGCACCGCGAGAATCTGCGAGATGTAGGTCTCAAGACCGGACTCATCAAGAAAAGCACGACGCAAAGAATCGCGGTTCACGGTGATCTTGTACATGTTCTGCCGATTCACCGTGTGGAACTGACTGGCAACATTGGGTCGCTTCTGAGCAAAAAGCGCCTCCTCCATGTAATCACGGTCCGCGGAGTACTCGTAAGAATTGATGAGGCCGGTCTGCACCTCCTCAATGGTATCGCCGTTCGTCAGCATGCCCCGCTTGAAAGCCGCGAGTGGATTCTTCCACGAGATATCGCGCGTGTAGTAAGTGCCGATCCGGTTTACCAGCGCGTCCGTGAACTCATTCCAGTGCTGCGGAAACCTGGTCAGCGTCTCAAGCGTCTGCGCGAGATTGCCCTTGGTGGCGTCGGGAATGCGATTCTGATAATCAAGAGACGCATTCTTCTTGATGCGGGCAAGCATCTCGTAATTGTCGAAATCACGAATCTTACCCATATTCTTCTGAGGCATTTCAGTTACTCCTTATCGTCGTCGCGCTTATCGAAAAACGCGTCGATACCGCCGTCGTCACCGTCATCGGCGTCATTGTCGCCATTATCATCACTATCGCTATCACCCTCAGACTCAGCGGGCTTCCCCTGCACCTGAGTGAGCAGGTCGTAGTTCGCGGCCTTCATCTTGTTCAGCTGGTCCGAGAGGACGCTGTTCGACTCGGTGAGTTCATTAATCTTCGCCTGAGCCGAGGAGAAATTCTCAGAAAGGCCGTTGTACTGAGATCGAATATCGTCATAGATGGTGGGCGGCACTACCGCGTCGCCCGGGTCCTGCAAAAGCCCGACAAGGCTCTCAAAATCCATTTAATTGGCCTCCCATAAAGCGGTAGGGTGGATATCGCTTAGCGATTCCACCCTACCATTTTTTCACCGGATTGTCCGCCGTGGTGACAGCCGCTGATCAGGCGATGAAATATACCTGCTCGGCATCACCCGTAATCGGTGCAGGCATATTCTGTCACGCAGCGTCGGAGTCCGGAGCCTCGGGGGCCTTGTGCTCGGCAAGCCACTGATCATAGCCGTGGGCCTCCGCCCACTCCTGCAGAACACGTCGCGTGAGACCGGCACGCGTATCCTTAAAATTCCACTTCACCTCGTCCATGAAATCACTAAGCGTCTTCGGAATGCGAGCAGTAATATTCTCGAAACCGTCAACCTTCTTGGCCATTTTCATTCTCCACTCTCTTGAAATTAAATGATGTCTCTGTCAGGACGACTCCTCCCCGGACCCGTCTAGGAACTAGTTTACCGTACCAGATGTTGTCGCGCAACAAGTCCTCCGGAAAAACCTTCGCCGCCACGTCGCGCGGCAGACCAGCAATATGTGTGACAGGTCGACCGTCGATCATCTCCGAGTACTGCTTCGCCCGCACAAAAACTGCCTCGGTGAAATCGGCCTCGTGCTTCCACGCGCCAAGTTTCGTGGGGTGCACCTCGACGCCAATAAGCGGCTCGCGGCCCAGAACGTGAAGCGAGTCGGTGTCGGCGTAGAGAAATCTGCTGTAATTCTTTTGCGCCGTACGCACGGTATAGTCACGCGCCCATGCGGTCACGAAAACGCTCAGCGGTGTGTAGGTGGGATCGCATGACTCGTACTCGTTCAGTACGAGATTCACGTGATTGTCCTCAAGTACGGGATGTTTTCCTGTCACATTCGTGTTCTTGGCGAATTTACCGTACAAAGAATTTAAGAATAGTTTAGCAATTGTGCGCCGACCTCCAACGGAAGTTGACTTCACCTCCATCCACTTATCGATATAATCGCTGATCATCCCCGTGCGCGAGTCGAACCAGAAACCGCCCTCCCACTCAACATCTGAAATATCGTAGAAATCATTCCACAGAGCCCAATCCACCGACGTCACCGCAGTAGTTACAGGCTCAGCCACCTCTGTCAGATACTCAGTACCGGAGAAGATAACGTTTTTCTTGATCTGCATGCACGGGATGTGATCTGACCGCAATGACGCGCGAAACGTCACCACGGCTGTCCACAGAACACCCTCAGGCGGCGCCGCCGAAAACGCGTGCGGCTGACCGTAGGGGAGGGGGCGGTCGTGCATGACGTACGGATACAAAGAATTGACGTCATAAACACTGCCCTCGCCCACCATCGTGCCCGCGCGACGCCTGTCAGCGTAAGTAAAACCTCCTTTGTATGCGGCCCTGATCTCCTCATCCGTATCGGACGAGAGTAGGGGAAATGCTTTCCGAAAATACCTCTCGCCCCCAACAAGACTCTTGTACTCAGCCATTGAGTCCGACCCGACCGTCAGCCGGGTCATCCCTTCCGCCAGCGTCTCCCGCAGCGCACGGGCCACGATCACAACGTCGCGGCGCAGGTAGTCCCATTCCTTCGCCGTCGGCTCATACCCTGCTGTCCGGTTCGCCTTGTAGTCGATCTCCCCCTTGCACTCGGGCTGATGAAATGCCTCCGCCAGATCCGCGACACGCATAGGCAGTTTCTTGTACGAATCACGAAACTCCGTGACAACCCCACCTAAATTGATCGTAATGGAGTAAACCTTCCCTCTTCTGTCAATAAGTGTTGTAAACTCATTCTCCTGCGGATTATTCTTAACCCACCTGACGCCGTGGCGAAGCATGTAATCCATAATGAATACGCCGTCGAAACCGAGATTATGAAAATAGGTCACCGACGCGTGCGTCCGGCAGTAGTCAATAAAGCCATCAATATCGGTGCCGCGCACATAATCGGACTCATTGCCCACGTTCACGCTCGCCCACGCCCACACGCGGCAGTCCTCGGGGTCGGTCGTCGTCTCAAAGTCAGCGCTTCTTATTGCGCTTGTTCCGCGCCCGCGTGCGCATGCCCTTCTTGTACGCCTTCTGCCGCTTTTCCCGGCGCCGCTTCTCCGCAAGTTCTGGCGTCGGCTTGAATTCGGCATTTGCGGCTTCCTCATACATCTGCATTACTGTGTCGTAGTGGTGATCCAATGAGTCGATGATGGCCTGATCGAATTGCGGAGAAGAAGACTCGTATCCTGGCTCCTGCACCTTCATCGCAAAATACATCTCGCTCAGCGTGTCAGCGAATTTAGTTGACGACGTCCATAAGAACCACAACCTCTCATCATCGAGAGTCAGAATTTTCTTCATATCGTCCATGCCGTCAACAACGTCAATCATGTCGGAGATATTGGACCGGGCCATATCCACCAACTTCTTCCTGCCGGCAGTCGAGTGATGCGAAAGCATTCTCTCGCCCGCTGCAATCGCGCCCTTATCGTCCTGATACCTGGTCGGCACTGGCAGCGCTTTCGGTGTGTACGTGGGCGCCGTGCCCGACGACAGATACGCTCTGCTCGGCCTGAAATCGTGGTCGTAATCCTGCACGGTAATGTCGCCCATACCGGGAACGCGAGTACCGCCAATCTCCTCGTGTTCGCGGGCATTATTCTCATTGTGCTTCTTGTACCCGTAATAGGCGCGCGCCATCGCCCGTTTGCTAATAATGTCACCTTTCCGGGCGCCGCGATAATAACCGACAACATTACTGTTGAAATTCTCCAGGCGCTCAATATGCGCCTCCACCTGACGAGTGGTCATCCGGTCAATATTTGATTTACGCGGATCGTACTTCGTACCCGAGATATCAACCCCGTACTGGCCGTTATCCAGATCCCAGTCACTGCCGCGCGGATGATAGGTGCCCGCTTTAATCTGAGCGATCTTCCGATCCGCTCTCGCCTGAAGCACGTGCGCCCTCGCGCGCAGATCTTGTAGCGACATACTAAATCACCCCTCCTGCCCCTCCATCGGGGCAGGAGAGGCGATTTCCCCTTGTGCGCGAATCCCTTAGCGCAGTCCTAGCCTATCAGGCCAGGGACAGAGTCAGGTAGCGGTACATCGCATTCCGCCGCGTTGCCTTCTCCTCAACGACCACCTTGAGAGGAGACTCCCACGTCGAGGGGTGGCCGAAGATACCCAGAATGTTCTTCACGGCCGAGAAGATGCCGTTCGACGTCGCACTGTACGCCGCCCCGTCCGAGGTGATCAGAGACGTCCTAGGCTGTTCCACGACGTCCCCCTCATCCGTCTCCACCTCCACGCGCTGAACGATGATGTCCTTGACAGGCAGGATCTCGCCGACGACGTCGCGCAGCGGAGTGGCGCCATTCAGGGCGTTGTACACGGCCGCCTTACCGTCCATCGTCTTGGCGTCGACGGTGGAGAAGATTCCGGTCTCGACGATCTGAGTGTTGACGTCAGTGCGGGTAGTGATATCGGTAGACATTGTTTCTTTCTCTTTCTTGTTGATATTGATAATGGTCAGAAAAGCGGGTCAGTGAAGGCGAGGGCCTCGACAACCGCGCTCGGAACGATATGCGTACCAGGAGTCTCATTGGTGACAGACATGACAAGCGCCATCATAGAAGTCACATCGTGCTGCGTAAATACCATCGCATTTCGGGTGCACGTCGCGAAAACAACGAACGCATCGATGTACTGAGCGATCATCGTACCGTCGACCATGTAGACCCTGATTGCCGCAGTGGAGCCCTCGATAGCGCACTGCACTGTCTTCTCATCGTCCACACTCGCTTTGATGTACATGGACTCGCCGTTAGGATCGCGCAGAATCACAGCGAACTCGTCGCCAGGCATCAGCGTCTTAGTCATATTCGAATTTCACCTCTCCGTAGTTAGCCATCTCGTATGTCATCTGAATAAGTGCCAGAATGTGTTCTGTTTTCAGTTCGCGTGCGTAGGCGATAATCTTGGCGCTGTACGCCGCCACGCTCTCAAAAAAGTATTCGATGTTCCAGTGGTCATCCTCCAACCAGATCGCGATTTCCTCGTGCGCGTCGAAAACGGCAGAATAAGCGTTGTTATCGAAAAATGTAAGTGTACACTCCCTCAGTTCATTATTGATCCATGCATTGAGAATACGCTTACTCTTGATCGCCAAGACCCATCATCTCCAAACACTGCGCGAAAATATCCTTGAAAGTCTGAGACGAATGAGCAACCCCCTCCACGCAGAGCTTACCGAACGAGGCCCTAAAAGCGGTACTCGAATAACGCTTCGCCCTGAAAACCAACTGGTATTTCCCGATGTCAGCGGTGTAATAAGAGAAATTCCCTGACGAGGAAATATTCAAATCGTAGATGTAACCACCGACCGTGACCTCCTGCTTCATCAGACGTCCTCCATACAAACCTCAAAATCGAACACAATCCGCTGACCCGTCACAAAGAAGAATGCTGACTCAAGGATCGTAGCAACATCATTGGCACCCTCAGGGCGCGGAGCCCTCACCCTCACGCCATCAAAGTTTTCAGGCACGTATGACATTGACAGCTGGTGCTCCGCGATGTGATGGTCGACCTCAAGAATCGTCTCCCCGTGCTTAATCGCACCATCGAAACCGTCGCCGCGAAACTTCGCAACAGCACATACGCGATTCTTCGTGTCGATCAATTTAACGTCGCGCATCACTCATCCTCCTCAAGATATGCGTGCTCACCGGTCAGAAAAAGAATTGCCGTTTCCAGAATAGTGACCATCACGTCAATGTAATCGGCCTTCGGGTGATGAGCAACTACCGTCCTGTCATCAGAATTATAGAAGATCCTGTAAAAATTACTCTTAAGCACGGTGACCTTAAGATATGTTCCGTGCTTGAGGCGAATGCCAAAAACAGTTCCCTGACTCGTCATACGGCGACCGACCGCCGTAATGTTGTTGACGTGATCGTAAAACTTCACTGCAACTCCTGAGCGAGATAATTGTTCAGTGCTTCGAGACACTCGAATGAAATACCCTTACCCTCTGTAAACACCCTAATCTTTTCCGGCGTAATCTCGATGAGCCTGCCCGGGACATGAACCGAAATCGTGATCGACGACCTGAACTGACTGAGTAGGCACATCAGATACCGCATCTGCACCGTGAAGCCGCTGAGCATTCATAACCCCCATGTAAAGACCGATATTGAAAAGAACGTACAAGACAACGATGACCGTCATGATAGACATGAAAATGAACATCAGAATGTCGCCAAGAGACCAACGCATCAGAAACCAACCTCCATCTGAACACGATTCTCAATCCGCACCATCTCAACGATCTGCCTATAAGTCACCGTATACTTCTTGTCGTCAATGACATAGAAAATACCGTTAATCCTCCTGATCCACTTGTCCGTAGCAGGCAGGTACCAACCGGCCGCCGTACGAAAACCCTCCAGCTCCCTCAACGCCATCTCCCTGTCCATGACTCTCCTCCCCACGACCTCCCTGATCGCTTGATACAAGTGTAGGCGAGTTTCACGTGAAACGCAACGTATGAGGATGTGATGCGCAGCATGTTTCACGTGGAACAGTTTCACATGAAACAATGTGTGCTGCGTCATATGGCGCTACCTTACGTATGGTTCTGGACTATGTTGTGGATCACTTATAGGTGTAGGTACGTACCTTTTTAGTTTGCTGGGGGAAACCTGGGAGTTTCCTGGGCACCCCCCTAACA